GGCACACAACATGAAAGTGGGTGAAGTGATCATAGTAGAAGAGACTGCTCCTCCCGGGCACAAGTTTGTATCTATCCGTAAGAAAACAGCCCCCAAGCCCGCCCCCAAGCCCGCCCCCAAGCCCGCCCCCAAACCAGCACCCAAGCCTGCCCCTAAACCCGCACCAAAACCCGCGCCTAAGCCTGCTCCGGGAACAGGTGTTGTCATAAAGGTAGTAGATGCTAACAAGGTTCAGGTACGGTACACCAAGCCAGGTGGTGCAGTTGTAACACCCACGGTCACAAAGGCTAAGCACGGAATGAAGTTGAATGAAGTCGTTAATGTTATACTTAAGAAGTCGATGCCATTTGCACTCGTTGGTATTTCCAAGAAGATTTGAAGAACAACTCAGCGCACCTGGATGTCGATATGTTATGCTTAAATAATCTTTTGCCATGTGCGACCGTATGCTGTGTTGCTTTTGTATTTGTCGGAGAGTGCTTGACTAATACCACTTTGAGATGCTTTGGGATACCCAATGGATTTCAGGTACTCAACGGCATCCGCCAGGCTGGTATGGTCATCTTTCTCTAGTTCACCATTGATGTATGATGCACACTTCTTCCGCGCGGACTTCGTGCCATCGCGCTTGCCATTGTCATGAGAGTCCTTCACATTGTCAGAAGCGGTGCCGAGCCGAAGCTTGTGAGGCCGAAAGTCCTCCTTGTCATCGTCTTCGTGGAGGACACTCTCTTCTGGCTTCTTTGCGGCCCACGACTCTTCATGAAATGCCGTGAATGCTAGGATGTGACACATCCAAATCTTCCTGTTGATGCTGACAATAGGATAACCACCACACCACCCCAAACGATTGCCCCATAGGACATTTTCCGCGCCGATACTCGTAATATACTTCACGCGATTCATGTTTGAGATCTTCCAATAGTCTCCTCGTTTGGTTTTTGAACCCTCAATCTCCAACCACTTCTCGCCCTCAAGATTGGGGTATTCCTTGTATGCAAATCCGCGAGTTTTCCTTTGAGCATATCCCTCGATCATGCCCCTGGTAAACTCGCGTTCTTCTGGAGTCTTCGTGGCGTTCATATGCTCGACCCACTCTTTCACGGTCTTCTCTATACCATCCTTGACGACGATAAATGCTGATTTATGAGTCTCTGGCATTATACGATTATTGACCTGACCCTTTTTGCACAACCACCTGATGTTTGTCAGCGCGTCATTCTTCTTTTGCTTGCTAATGATGTGATCGGCCGTATGCTCTAGCGTTGGCGGCTTTCCCAGGAATGTTGATGCGACCGCGCGAGCTACTTGTATATTGCGTCGATTCCCATCATTGTCATACACAGTACACATATTGTACTCTCCTTTGCCATAACTTGGCGTCTTTCCTGACTTTTTGTGCTTGATGACACCGAGTGCGTCACACGTGTACTTGCTGAATATGACATGTGACTCGTCGTCGAAGTAATACTCAAGTGTCTCTTCCATATATGTATTTTATTACAAGGTATGAGTTCTTTATAACTCAGTTTTAATCGATATGAGCAAATGACAACAAATGACATTCAAGACGAAACCTTCTCATCTAGCAGCGTTGTAATTTCCACTTCCATCTTGTCAAGGAGATCCTTGACCTTTGCGCGATACCTGGCAATGATATCATCTGTATCTACAGTCTCCTGGGTAGGATTGAAGACATTTCCATTTCGCTGACAATACACGCAATCACTCGTATTCTGCTCAGTTGCAGAGTGACTGTGAATAACACCAGGAACCATCATTGCAAGTTGAAGATGGTTCAGCTTCCGCTTGAGAGCATACTCGCTAATGACGTGAACGGCTGCCTCGGAGCAAGAGATCTCAGCAAAGGTGTTCATGTTTTCTACTTCTCAAATAATGAGAGTGTTTATATTTTGGTTATGACGATATGACAGCATATCGACGTTTGGTTAGTGTAGTAAAATGTATGTCTCATTACAATATGATGCGCATCACCAGAAAAGGGGCATCTATCCCTATTTCTGATGTCACGGCAGATGAAAAAAGGTTGATAAATCGTGAACTGATTGTGTCCCCTGTTACTCTTAACGATGCGTTTCCAAAGAAATTCAGGGTGTTTCGCACAGATGACAAGAACATCTATCTCCCGCGGTTCTGGGCGCTTGAGAATATTAAACGCAAAGTGGTAAATGAGTTTGGAGATGTTCAACCAATGAATCCAAACGCAAAGTTTGAAGGAACTCTTCGGAAGGAGCTTGAACAAGACAAGGCAACAGATGCTCTGTTGAAAGCACTTCGCGAAAAGGGTGGTGGCGTGCTGTCACTAGATACCGGATTTGGCAAGACAATTAGTAGCATATACACGGCGGCAACACTTGGAGTAAAAACGCTTATTTTGGTTCACAAGGAGTTTTTGGCAGAGCAGTTTGAAGAAAGCATCAATCGCTTTGTTCCGAACGCGACAGTCTCGAGAATCCGAGGACCCGTTTGCGACACTTCTGGAGATTTTGTCATCTGCATGATCCAAACACTCCTTAGTCGGAAGTATGATTGCTTTGATGGTTTTGGAACGCTGATCTTGGATGAAGCGCATCATGTGGCAGCTGAATCATTCACCTCGGCAATGTTCTCAACTTCTTTCAAGCACGTCATTGCTTTGACAGCAACGCCTACACGAAAAGATGGTCTCACGCGCGTACTTTATTGGCTCTTTGGAGACCTCGCGTACGAAGCTCGGCGCACCAACCAACAGGGAGTCACCGTGAAACTTCTTCCGTTCACGCATCAAGAATACAAAACACCCCCGCCTTTGAATAGACGTGGAGACATCTGCTACTCTTCGCTCATTTCCAAGATTTGCGACATCCGCGAACGCACGCAGTTTATTGCCGAGAAGGCCAAGAAGCTTGCGGATATGGGAAAGTTTGTGCTTGTGTTGTCACATAGACGGCAACATGCAACTGACATATGCAATGAGCTGAAGAGTTTAGGAGTAGATGCTGCCACATATCTTGGAGGTGACAAGTCTGAGCCTGACTGCCAAGTAATTTGTGCAACATATGCTCTTGCCTCTGAAGGATATGATAATCCGCGTCTCAGTGGCATTGTCCTTGCAACGCCCTCGAGCGATGTTGTGCAGGCAGTTGGTCGTGTTTTACGAGGAGGATCTGGATCAGCCCCGATAATTTGTGACATTGTAGATCAATACTCATTGTTCCTCGGTCAGTTAGCCAAGCGACGCGCGTGGTATCGCCGTATTGGGTTTAAAATTCACGGAGCTCAAGAACCCGAACCAAAAAATATAGAAGAACAACTTGGTGCTATGTTTATAGATGATGAAGACTGATTTAAAATGATAATGTAATCATTTAAAAACGTGTAATTAAGAGTTAATTATGCTTATTCGTAGTTCTCAAAGTCATCATCTGATTCTTCACTGCCCATTAGAGGCTGCTCCTCAGGAGCAGAGGCGCCCACGACCTCGGTTTCAAGGTCGTTTAACCCCTGCTGCACTTCCTGAGCGTAACCAGGAGTGAGAGTGCTCATCATGGGGGCGTCATCATTTTCACGGTCCAGACCCTGCTGTACTGATTTAGCAAACTGTGCGGCTGACTGGGCGCCCTTAAGCACCTCGTTCTCGGAGTCCTTGCTGCTGAACTTCTTCCACAGGAAGAATGCGATGGCTGCTACTACAAGTACTGCAACACCTATGATCACTGGCTTGGGCACTGTAGAAATGAGCTCCTGAATTTTCTCCATCATGATATGTTTTGTTATATTTACATAATGTTTTATTTTAGTCAGAATTTTACGCAAGCAGATTATTCGTCGTCGGTGTAGTAGTAGTCGTCTTCATCGAAGAAGTCTTCATCCTCGGAGTTGCCGAATGCCATAGATGTCTGGTAGTCTTCAAATGCTTCCATCTCATCATCATATGTCATGTACTTCTCATTCAGTTCCTTCTGCAGCTCCTCATTGTCACTGGGGCTCTCCTCAACAAACTCCTCGAACAGGTACTCCTCAGCATGAGAGATGTAAGAAGGCATAGTTGTTGTTTTTTTGGGTTTTTGGGTTTTTGATTGGTTGTAGCTATGGTGGGGTTGGAAGGTGTGAGTAAGTGATTTGTATGTTGCAGAGTTGTCCTTTTATGCTTTCTTGGAGATACCAGGGTCAAATGACGCATCCGGGGACAAACAACAACCCCTGGGACAATTGACGCATATGAAATGTATGCTTTGCCAGGGTCAAACGACACTCGCCAATAGTCTATAAGAGGTGCTCTTCGTGGTCTTTTATCTACCAACCAAACAACCAACAAAGCCCCAAACAACCAAACAATCATGGCCAACATCGACAACTCCATCGCTCGTTTCTCCGCCTCTATGACGGAAATTAACGCAGCAAAGAGGCACACTGTTGTCATCGACCTGCCAGTTCGCAAGGCGGTCGCTGGAAAGACCACCAAGGTGGTTATCAAGAAGGCCCCTGGTGAGACCACCCAGGCACCCAAGCCCAAGCCCGCGCCCAAGCCCGCCCAGACCACTGAGCGCAAGGAATATGTGATGCCGGCAAAGAAGACTGTTAAGAAGACCAGCAAGCTCGGAAAGCTTGTGAGCGGCAAGAAAGTTTTTGACTTTTCTCATTAAAAAAATAACCGGATATTACAATGTGGAAACTCTTGCTTATCATTATTCTGATTGCCCTTACATTTTGGTATGTAAAAAGGAAGGAAACCATTGAGAAAAGCAAAGGCAGGGACAGGACAGGAGAGCTCTTGGAAGACAAACACATAAAGGACACTTTTGGAAAGGACATCCTTGATTTAGAGTGCTCGAGGATAATGAAACAACTTACCTGAAAATAACGCGGCTTAGAACGTTCACAGCGAGAACTATGCACACTGTATTACGTGTTTTCTTGTTGAGGGTATTCATTTCGCGTTCGAATGATTCACGCATCAGCTGCATCTCGCGCGTGAGGTTGTCTCCATGGTATTTCATCTCCTTGTTGATGTTGGAGCCCTGGTCGTCAATCACCGTGCTGGCTATCTCAATTTCCTTCGCGATGCTCTTGCCGTGTTTGTCAATCTCGCTTGGGATGCGACCAATTTGTGCCGGGAATCCAATGATATTGTTCATTTATCTATGTGTTTATTATTTTACTTATGTTTTCACGTGTATATAGTTTTGTCGATATAAGTTTATATCGACGTTTTGGAGTTTGCAGCCTTCCTGTTGTTATACTTTATATTGATGTCCGACAACTCTACAACAGATGATGGGGGTTTACGCACACGTATCCTTTCTTCTGTGTTGAATATGCGGTATGATAGCACGAGGTCTGCAAGATCTTCTCCATCTGGTAATTCGCCAAGGACTTTTTGAATTCTCTTCTCGGTGAGATTGAGATCCAATTCCCGCATTTTTTTCTCAATCCTGTCACGGAGTTCCTTTGCATCAGCGTTTGCAATTTCCTCAACATTCTTCGACAGCATCTTGGCAGGAGGCTTTTTTGAATATTTTTTTACAAATGATGTTGTTCCCGCAAATACCCTGTCAATGTCCTTTTTAGGGACATTGTAGTGCTCAAGCCAAGACTTTGCAAACTCAAAACATTTAGACACATTCCATGTGTAATGGATTACGGGTCTCAGTACCATTTATATTATACAATCTTTTTTATATCGACAAACTTGAAATATAAAGGATTTTATATATAGCATTTCTAATGTCTGTCATTCAGCCACCCTCAGACGTCGGTCCCATCCACGAGAAGGTGCTCAAACTTTATGAGCGACCTCAATATGCTCAGCGAACACCTGCATGGTATGAGATCCGTCGTGGCCTTATCACTGCTTCAGAGGCTGCCGCTGCTTTGGGTATCAAACCCTTTGCAGGGTTCAAGGGGTCTCCGAGGGAAGAGCTAATGCTTACAAAACTTAACAAGCCCAAAAGCTTTTCTGGCATGGCTATGCAACACGGCATTCACTATGAAAACGAAGCATGTGATTATGCCATGAACATTTTAGGAAAGACCAACCTGGAGTTTGGTCTCATTGTTCATGCAGAACTCCCTTGGCTTGCTGCTTCTCCGGATGGTATCACGACCGATGGGTTGTGTGTGGAGATCAAATGTCCTCTCAGACGCAAGATCGTTCCTGGCGAAGTGCCGCACCATTATTTTCCACAATTGCAGATTCAAATGGAAGTATGCAATATTGACGAGACTTTGTTTATCCAGTACAAACCGAATCACATGACCGAAGGAGGAGATCCATATGTGGATATCACAAGGGTAGCGCGCGACCGCGAGTGGTTTGTCAAGCACAGGGGTGCTCTGCAAAATTTCTGGGAGGAGATGGAAGAGCGAAGAATTTTGCACATCCAAGTCGACGGAAAGGCAGATGAGAATGTCCTAGAAATTGCCGATGATTTGTATGACATTCCTCGAGAATACGTTAGAGAGACTGAGGATCTCTCAGAAGAAGATGATGCAACTCCGTGTGGAATTGCAGATAAACTATATGACACTCGGAAAACATATGTCCGTCAATTTGATAATATTTAAAAAAAAATATTTGTTATCGTAAATGATAGATCTTAACCACGCTGGTATCCGTGTCCTTGTTGGCGTCGTCGTCATCATTCTCGGGTTCATGCTCTTGAAATACATGAGTGTAGATGGCGAGGAAACTATAACTGAGTATGCGGCCCCCGTACCCAAACGCCCAATTGGCATCCTCAAGAACCCCAACAAAGTGATAAAGAAGATTGAGATGAAGTCTTTGGATAACAAGCAATCTTGGGCACCATCTCCCGTGGATGCAACAATGAGCCCACACGGGGAATGGGATACCAACCGGTTCCCGGACACTTTTGTGACCAACGTGGCAAGCGGTTTCCCTGAGAATGACGAGGGTGCAAGCGCAGCTCGTCCCACCAAGTGGACACCACCAACCCCTTCTAACTTTTCGGTGCCAGATCTGACCATGAAAGGCGAGCTAGGTCCTATGGCAGGACCTCCTGTCGGTTATGAAGACACTTTCAGCGGGGAGCCCGGTTTTGCTGAGTTTTAATCGTTCTTTTTCAGGTAATTCAGCATTGCGTTGTAACCAACCTTAAAACTTTTTTTTAGTTTCCTCGGGTTTCTAAAATCAAGCACAGACAAGTCACCAACATCTATAGAAAACACATTGGCGTCTTTTGAATACTTATCCCTTGTTGACACCGCAATCAAGGATGTAAAAAATTTGTCAAGACCAGTTATCTCCATAGGCGTTTTGTATTCAGAGGATTGGTATCGAATCCCAAGAACATTTTTGCTTAATGTCATAACATGGTTTATGGGGAATGCATCCGTAAGAGCTCCGTCGACATACAACTCGTCCTCGTGACGCACGGCATTGAAAAATATAGGAAGACTGCAAGACATGCGGATAGCGATGCGCACTGACATGTCAGGGTGTGTTTCTGGTGAAAAATACACAGCGCTTGATGTGCTCAAATTAGTGGCGCACACAATAAGAGTAATTCCTGTCTTGTCGTAGATGCTCTTGAACGTGTGTTTTTCTTCCCCCAGAACTATGTCAATCCACTGGAACAAGTTTTCGCCAGAGTCTATTCCAAAGGCATTTCCAAAGTTCTTTATGTCCAAGTCTGGACGGTATGTATTTTCCGTGAATTTCTTCACCATGGTAATGGGGTCTCTGTTGAGGGCAATTCCTGCTGCCACAATGGCCCCGGCTGAAGTTCCTGCGATTATCTTCAGTTTGTTTAGCTGTCCTGACTTCTTTAGCACGTGTATGGCCCCTAGAGCGCTCATGGACTTGGCACCTCCACCTGCCAGAACAAGAGATTCTGGTTGATTTATTTTCACTCGTGACATTTGAGTCAGCATTTTACAATATGCAATATTTTAAAACATAGTTTTTTTCACAAAGTCATGAGCCAAGACTTCCTCAATAGTAAAACGCTGAACGGGATTGGGATCAAGCATTCCGCGCAGCAGATCCTTCAAACACTCACTGCGATTGAGGTCGGCAACAAGCGACATCATGTCGACATCCACAACTTTCTGCATCTCCCCAACAGAGGTGTTTTCCACAGTAATAGCATGCATCTTTGTAATGGCCAAGTACAAGAGCTGGCCAAGAGCATACACATCAATGGGCTTGCCAACAGCAAAAGAACTTCTCTCAGGCCTAAAGAATCCTGTCACAATCTCTGGCGCCATGAATTTTGTGGTGCCGATAAGACGAGTAAGAGTAATCTTATCAATGTGTTCAGCCGCGCCAAGATCACCAACAACACAGCATCCGTCGTCATCAATCATGATATTCTCTGGCTTGATGTCACGATGAACAATGTCTTTATCATGAAGAATCTTAATGCCAGAAGCAATTTCGCGAATGATCTTTCTCAAGATCAAGTCATCAAAATACTCAATCTTTTCAAATGATGTAAACAGATCATTCTCATACAGTTCCATAACCATGAAAGTAAGAATTTCAGTGTAATAAAAGCACAGTGGCTTCAAAACATTGGGAGAGTCAAAATTCTTATACATCACAAACTCCTTCACAAGCTCGTCACGCGTCTGTGTATCCTCTAAAGATGCCTTTATCGCCACTGTCATCCCAGAAGATTTTTCAATGGCCATCCACACCTCAGAATTGCCACCGCGACCAATCTTCTTGATAAATTCATAGTCAGCAAAAACGTTCGACTCTTTCCAGTGACGCTTTTCAACAACTTCCGTCACCGGAAGAACAACATCACCACAGTCCGAGGAGAAGCAAGAACCCATTTGTGCTTTGTTTGTTTGTTGATTGCCTGATGTGAAAAGTAGTATATATAGGCGAATAGAGCCCTGGGTCAAACAACACTCATACATACAAAGATTTGACAAGAATGCTATCACGGTTTGTCTTGATTAGGATATCCTCCAGCACATCCTTGATCGTGTTTTCCTTCTCCGGAACAACAGAGATGAGCTCCATCAGTGTGTTTTTGCACTGGATCATCATCTGGAAGAAATTGCCAGGCATAATACCGTACTCGTCGCAAATGCTGTCTAGAGTTTTCCCATTGTACCATTCTCCTGCCGAGCGAACCAGGTTCCAGTTGACACGCTTGGGGGTACCTGGGAAAGGAAGTTTTAGAGCTTTGCCGATAGACTCGCTTGCCTCTGAAGGGAAAGTTGCGATTGTGTGGACAATATCAATGTCTGTTGCATTTGTAATCAACTTGGTGCCAATCACGGGACAGATGCTAGAAATGCCACATGCAATTTTACCAAGTGGGGTCACAACCCCGTCGGCAATCAGCTTCTCATCTTCCAACCACGAGTAAATTTCCCTGCACTCTGCCAATAACCTGTCGTTCAGCTCGGACAACTGGGTGAACTCCTGAATTTTGTCATACCTTTCGGGTCTGTCTACACGAGGGGTCTTCTTGAGCTTTCCAATTTCAATCTGGGCATCCATGCTCTTCACCTTAATCTTGCCCAAGTTAACACCGAGGACTTCTACGATACCGCGTGAATACATCACTCCGTCAGACCCCATTACCTTATTCCGATCGTCCATAAGCTTGCCTCGCATACCACTGTCAAGGATGCATTCGTGCCCCTTGAAAAACCTCCAGAGCTCCTGGTGCGCAAGGAGTATTTGCCACGACCTTGTTTGATTTTCATATTTCCTCACCTGAGTAATTTCCTCACTTGTAGGTACAAAGGCATTGAAAGTCTCAAAGGACGATTGGATGATGTCCGTAAGATTTGTATTGCGTTGGGCACACTGAAGAACAAGCTGGGGCGTCATATACATTGATGACTGCAGTGCCTTTGGTTTGCCCTTGGTAAGTTTCCCAACGGTATCGCGTGGAATTTTAGGGTCGTGAAGAACGATAACCGTTCCCTGGGTGTCAAACCCACGGCGACCCGCCCTTCCCGCCATCTGGATGAACTCGTGAGGGTGGAACATCCTGGTCTCATTGCCATCAAACTTTTCCAATGACTCAAACACCACACTTCTGGCGGGTCCATTCACACCCATCGCAAAAGTTTCCGTGGATACGAGAATGGGCAACTTTCCAGAACAAAACAGCTGCTCGATGATCTCCTTGCAATAAGGAAGCATGCCAGCGTGATGAACACCAACACCTTCTGACGCATATTCGCGGTACTTGATGTGGAATGTGTCGGTCGTCCCAACCTTTCGAAGGAGATCGTCAAATTCCTTCTTGATGGCATTCGACTGGTATGTTGTGACGATTCCACCCTGACGAGAGAGCCGTAGAGCAACCGTCTCGACACGCTTTCTGTTGCAACTGAAAACAATCGCAGGAGTGAGCTCCTTTTCGAGGAGTAGTTTGACGACGTTGTTGTCTACAACTGTGGGTTCGTCCGCCTTGATGCTATCAAAGGACCCGATGTCGGAAATACCATCCTTAGATACTACGCTAAAGGTGAGGGGCACGGGTCGTTTAGCGATAGAAAAGACATCGACCGGGTGCGTGTGCATCCCAGAGTACCAGGACGCAAAGGCATCGGCATTTGGAACCGTCGCAGACAAAAACACACAGCGAATGTGGTCTGGCATCAGAATGAGGCTTTCTTCCCACACTGTCCCGCGATCCGCGTCGTTCATATAATGCACTTCATCTGCGATTACCCAACCAATTTCATTAATCCTTGGGTCTTCGACTCCGAGCATCTTTCTAAAAATTTCCATGGTCATTACGAGAATGTCCGCGGACTCGTTTATCTGGATGTCGCCTGTGATGAGGCCGACGCTCGAAAACTTCTTAGAAAAATCGTGATATTTTTGGTTGGAGATGGCCTTCAGAGGAGCCGTATAGACTATTTTTTTAGAAATGAATGCTGCGTACTCCGCGAGGATCGTCTTGCCGCTGCCCGTGGGAACGGCAGCAAAGACGCTGTGACCTTTGTCCATAGACGCGATTGCATCTTTTTGCCATTGATCAAGCGGGTGAGACAACGATTCATGGAAAGAAGAAGTCATTTCTGTTTACATTTTTGTTGGAGCATTTGTATCTGTTTTGTCGATATATAACTATATCGACAAATGTAAAAATCTTGACAAAAGAACATTTGATATGTGTATATAAAATGAAAACTGTTTCTTTCAGTAAAACCGTGAAAATCAGGTACATCGATCCAGAAGGCTCTGCAAAACAAGTTGTGAAATACAAATCGGACAACTTTTCATATACCAATGTACAAGCGGAAATTTTCAATAGAAGGAAAAATGCTATTGAAAGAGGAAAGGAAAATATGGCAACTCTTCGGCACAATATCAAGATATATAATCAGGTACTGAAAGATCTTCCCAGGAATCACCCTGATTTTGAGCATTTCATGGGACTCAAGGAGGATGCATGGAGTAATTTGAAGTTGTGGTCATACAAGCTACAACATTACAGATGATTGTTTGGCTCAAATGAGAAAAATAAACACTTATATCGACATTTTGGCTATGTAAATGAAATCAACCATCTATGTTTCAATGGCTGAAACAAGACCTTTAGAATACTATTATGTAGATGGTAACTATGCCACGTTCAACAAATACACAATTGATAATACTGGCATTGTACAAAACAAGAAAACTGGAAAAGAATTGAGTTATAAATTATTGAATGGTTACTATATAGTTGGTGTGCAGAATGATGATGGTAAGCAATGTCATATATCAGTTGCTCGCGCAGTCGCATCAGCTTTCCTCGGAAAGCCGCCAACATTACAACACACAGTGGATCACATAGTAAGCAACCAGAAACTGAACAATGCCATTTCAAACATTAGATGGGCAAGCAAGTCTGAACAAATTGTCAACAGAACCATAACAGACACAAACAAGTCTGCATTCATCATCATGAAAGACAAACACGAAATGACTGCCAGAGAGTGGGTCATCCGCTTAAAAGATACTAACAATCCATTTGGAAGAACATACACTGTCAGTATGATCAAAAAGTATGCTCAAAAGAAGCAGCATGGTTTCTCATACAAGGAATATCTCAATCTTGAGGGCGAAGTGTGGAAAGAGATCAAAAATTCTAAAAATAATAAAGGACATTGGTGGGAGATATCAGATAAGTCACGCATGAAATACATAACAAACCATGCAAGCAATGTATTATATGGAGATCGTTTGAGATTGGTAAATGGATATCCTACAATTAGCATAAATGGAAAACACATGTCTTGTCACATCCTTTCGTACGAAGCATTTTATCCTGACATAGCGAGGGGAGACCTCATGATCCTCCACAAGCACGATGATAAGTCAGATTTCAGCCCTCAAAACTTGAGACTTGGTTCTGCAAGCGAGAATAGTAGCGATGCACATAATAATGGTAAATACAATGGCACTAAGTCTGCGCGGAAGAGGTGTGCATCATATATTGATGGTATTTTAGAGAAAGAACATGACAGCATGTCAGCTGCTGTTGAGTATTTACAAGACAATGGACACAAAAAAGCTAAAAAATCAGCCATATCTATGGCATTAGCTGGTATTCTTAAGTCGGCATATGGCCGCACATGGAACTTATTTATTTAATTTTGTAATCACAATAAATAGGAACTTATCAGGCTGACAGATGTGCATGGTTCAAGCTGAAGATGTTATCATATAGTATGAAGCATTACTGATTAAATTATCAGATTGTGACTGGGGGAGAAACTAAGAAGCGTTGGAACACAAAGTTCTTCTCTTTCTTATATTTCGCAGGAAGACCCTTTGTGTTTGGTTCCCAGACAACAGGTTGAGATAACCATTTCCCAAGGTATGGTTTGATGAACTTGTCCATAACGTATTGTGAATTCATATCTTCGGGGAAGATAGGAGAAATGTTGGGGTTCTGGAGCGCATAAATAATACCAGCAATAACAGATGGCGACACCTGTACCACGGTAGCATTCTGATGGGGGATGAGCTTACGGGAAGTTGCAATGTCAAGGTCGCTTCCAGTCCACCATTTGCCATACTTGGGGCTCATAAACAGAACGCCCAGCGTATCTGATCCAGATACGATGTCATCTTTGATCACGCGCTCATTCTTGAGCACATCGGGCATACCATTTGCCTGGTACTCTACTAGAGATGCGATGGCCACGTCGGGCAACATATATGCATAATGTACCGTAGGGCGGTACACTGTCTTGCCACCCCGCTTAACTGTGAGGAAATAAGACAATGAATTAGCCTCTTCGTGGGGAATCACCATCCCAAGGACCTCGCTTCCTGGGACATAAGACTTAACCGTGGTGTTCATGGCAATGGTATCCATGTACACTTCGTTTCCAGGACCAGACTTGAAGTGCTTGATATACTCCTTCATGTTCTCGTGGGTGCCCCATCCCATCTCAGCAGGGAGAGCGCCCTCCTCGATAAGTCCAGTGGGACTCCAGGTGCACAGGAACTCACCAACCTTCTTTGGCGTACTTGTGATCTGGGTATCGCGTTCGCTGATGTGCATCACCTGAATGTTCAAGTATTTTGCTGCCTCGTTATACTTACCGCTGGCAATGGCTGCAACTGCCTTCTTTATCGTGGGGTCGCTAGAGTTCTTCTTGGACAGGTGCTGGACCCAATCGGTAATTCCTATCTTGGCAGCGTGACTTATCCACCCAGGGTTGGCGCCATGACCAACAACAGCAGTCGCTCCCTTGTTACCCCATTTGTCTGCCATCTTGCGGACGTAATGCTGATGGCGGTATAGCGTCTCGCATTCTGCGGTCTTCAAGTTACAGTCATTAGAGTCAAACCACTGTTCGATAGCCGTGTTTGTGAAATGAATACCCTTATCGTGACACAGCTCCAAGAGGTCATTGGTTCCAATGTACCAGGCAAGATCGACAAAAACATCGCCCTTCTTCAAATACTTGTCAACAATGCTCTTGAAATTGTTCTTGGACATCTCCATGTTTACAAAGTTAATGGTGGGGAACTTCTTCTTTAGGGCATCCAGCCTGTCCTTGTCCTTGTCCATGATCGTGATGTTGTTAGGGCGGAACTTGAAATGTTTTACATAAAGATATGGCATAGAAGAACCGACGCCGCCGCACCCCACCTGAAGGATGCTCCTGTTTTCAAGATCCACCGAGAAGTTGGCCTTGTTTACATTGTTCTTGTTATTTGCTTTATTCATTTATGTACGCAAATATTTTAATGAGACGCCGTCATCTCGATAAGATTGTCCTCCCTAGTTTCCATGATGCGCGTGATAGAGCTGAAAAAGTGTCCAGGACCTGCCTTGTACATAGCTTCAATCCCGGCCCTGTATATGTCTAACCACCGAGGGCCTTCTATCGGCACAAATATTTTGCGCGACTGGGTGTTAAAAAGCAGCATTGTGGCGCCAAAGGGGTGGAATTCAAACATATCAATGTCCCTGTCCAGAACCTCCCATGTGATGTGGGTGTTGATAATCTTGCGCGCTTCCTCACGGCTTTGATATGCAATATGAGTTATATCATGGTTATGCAACATATGAGTTATGTCGTGATTATGCAACATATAAGTTATGTTGTTATGTCGTCGATATGCGCCATTTGTGATATGCCCCGTATATATACGGTACACAGATTTTTCAAGAAAATGACAAAATGACAAAATTCAAATAAAATGACATCTGTCGATTTCTTAACAAAAAAAGACATCTGTCTATTTTGTTTGAATAGGCATGGAATATTCTAGACATCATTGTCAGAGGCTTGTAAAATATTCGAAATTATTTTGTTATTTAAGATAAATGTTTACCATTAAACATTATTCTAACTATGTCCACAACGGTGCTGATGTATTCACCAAGGAACGCCTGTTTCCTCTTGTTCCAGCTGCACACAAAGTTAAGAAGTACAAACAGTACTTCATGACCAGCGATGATGGGATTGTTTCCTTTGTAAGCTTCAAGGACATCCTCAAGTATACAAATCACAAAAGCCCTGTTTCTGGAAGCCCCAGTGCAAAAGGTCGTGGCAAGACTGTCCTTCACCGGTCCTCTGGCAAAACATTTGGTTCAATGAAGTCCGCGTGTGAAGCCCACAATATTAAAATCTCGCAGCTAAAGTCTTCTCCCGACTTTGTCATTGTTTGAGCCCCCAGTGAGTCATAAAATTGAAGTAGTCGCGCATCTGTGGTAGTATAGTATTTGCGTAATACTCGTGCAGATCCCTGTTTGACATTTTGTGAAAGTTTGGATAACTCCTAACACGATCCTTCTCTACGGACCATGTTATGCGTTTTTCACTATTGTATTGAAACGTGAAAATAAGTCGTTTGAAAGAATAGTCTACTTCAAAGTTTAGGTACTTGCGCCGCCCCCTGTATGGTATCTTAGGTTTCTTTTCTTTCATTTTATTAGTTGATAATATATTTCCTCTCATAATTGTGGCATGAATGTATCGAAAAAACGTAAGTTTACAGTATAAACAATGAGCAGTGCAGATTTTAAAAGAGATCTTTTACAGTATGGCGGAATAAATGCAACAAATGGAACAATTTTCCTAAAAGGAAACATACGTATGTTGGGAAACGGGTCTGCTATGCCTCAACTCACAGTCGGGAATCTGACAGTCACGGGAAATGCAGTGATCCCTGGGATAAGCTTTAACTCATTATCTGTAGCGGGTAATATAACGACAGGTGAATATTTCATTGGAAATGGTGCACTGCTTTCAGATGTGACTAGTACCCTTCCAACTACTGCAAACCTTGACATTACAGGCAACGTTATAGGGTCATATGCCAATGTGTCGAATATTTTTGCAACTGTTGGGAATGTGGGAAACGTGCTCCTAATGGGAGGCAATGTTACTGCATCTTTCTTTGCTGGCAATGGCTCCCAGCTGACCGGTGTCACTGTTTCCGGTGTCCAAACTCTCGATGCCCGCGGCAACATTATAGGGTCGTATGCCAATGTGGCTAACATCGTCGCATCTGCTGGCAACATTGCAAACATTCGTTTTGCTGCAGATGGTAACGTTACCGCATCTTTCTTTGCTGGCAATGGCTCCCAGCTGACCGGTGTCACTGTTTCCGGTGTCCAAACTCTCGATGCCCGCGGCAACATTATAGGGTCGTATGCCAATGTGGCTAACATCGTCGCATCTGCTGGCAACATTGCAAACATTCGTTTTGCTGCAGATGGTAACGTTACCGCATCTTT